GGATATTCGAACCCTGTCACCGGTCTATAGAACCGCCTCAGATAGGGTCGCCACGGTTCCATCGGCTGATCCGATAAGCGCATGACCGTTTCACGTGGAACAACCGGCGCGTGTACGGCCGTGGCTCGCCGTGACCGGGAGTGCGTGCGCGTGCAATCGCGCGAAGGTTGCGGACCCGGCTTCCCATGCCGGTTGTCAACCGCCTAGAATCGACGTTGACAACCGACCGACTGCAGGGGGCGACCGCAATGCCAGCGATCAAGGGGAAACCGGTTCTGTGCCGGCGAAACCGTGTGACGCTGACCTGCGCGAAGTGCGGGAAGGATTACGAGACTCATGCCCACCGTGCGACCACCTCTCGATACTGCAGCGCCGAATGCAGGCTGACGCGCGCCCACACAGATTGCCTGCAGTGCGGGGTGACGTTTGGGACCGCTGATGGGCACGGAAAGAAGTTCTGCTCAAAGAAGTGTTCCGGCCTGTATAGGTCAGGCGAACGGTCATCTCAGTGGAAGGATGGAAAGTCGCTAGAGCGCAATCGTGCACGCCTTAGCGGCGCGCTTGCCGCTTGGAAGCGTGCAGTGAAAGACAGGGATGGATGGGAGTGCCGGCGGTGCGGGGCAAAAGAGCACCTGCACGCGCATCACATCAAGCCCTATGCCAGCAATCAGGAGTTGGCTACCGAAGTATCGAATGGTCTTACCCTCTGTGAGGTTTGCCACAGCATCGAGCACGGGCGATGGGTTGGACCGAAGTGCAGGACACACCTGTTCCCAAGGCCGGCGAACGACAACACGCGGCGCTATGCCGCTGCCTGAGACCATCCGTGCATGACCGAGCCAATGGGGCTGCGCGAGTTCGGCAGGTGGGTGGACCTGTCTGGCGAGGGCGTGCGCAAGGCGATCCGGGAGGGACGCATCCCCGCCGAGTTCGTGGGCGAGCGCACGGTAGGCAACGGCAAGAAGTGGCCGGTCATCACTGACCCGGAGGCGGCGCGCCGCGCCCTGGGCCGGAACACGAACCATGCCATGCAGCGCGACAAGGCCGTGCTCAGCGAGAACCGGGCGCGCGTGGCCAAGGGCCAGCCGAAGCGGCCGCCGGCTGAGATCGCTGCAGGCGAGGTGGCCGACGAGCCTGCCGGCGCCGGCACGCTCAAGGCCGGAAAGGAAATCCCGTCCCAGGCGTCGTCGAACGCGCTGACCGCGGCCTACAAGGCCCGCATGGCCAAGATCGAGTACGAGGAGCGGATCGGGAAGCTGGTCAACGCCGCCGACATCGAGGCCAGGCTGGTGACCATGCTGCGGTCTGCGGTCACGCGCGTGCGCGGCGTGCCCACCAAGGCCAAGGGCCGGCTCCCGCACCTGACGGTCTCCGACATCGAACTGCTCGAAGAGATGATCGACGAGTGCCTTACCGAGCTCGCGAACTATGGAAGCTGACGTACTGCTGCGCCGGGTCTGCGGCGCGTGGATGCCGCCGCCTCGGCTGAGGCTGTCGGAGTGGGCAGACCGCCACGCCGTGCTGTCGGCGGAGTCGTCGGCAGAGGTCGGGCGCTGGCGCACCATCCCGTACCAGCGCGGGATCATGGACGCGATCACAGACCGCCACGTCGAGAAGGTGACGGTGATGAAGTCGGCCCGCGTGGGCTGGACGAAAATCATCAACCACGCGCTGGGCTACCACATGCACCACGACCCGTGCCCGATAATGGTCGTGCATCCGACGATCGGAGACGCCGAGGGCTACTCGAAGGACGAGGTCGCGCCAATGCTGCGCGACACGCCGTGCCTGGAAGGTCTGGTGGCGGAGACGGGCAGGCGCGACAGCGGGAACACGATCCTGCACAAAACCTTCCCTGGCGGGCAGCTGCGCATGGTCGGCGCCGACTCGCCGCGCGGCTTCCGCCGCGTCTCGATCCGGTTCATCGCCTTCGACGAGGTGGACGGCTACGCGCCGACGGCCGGCGAGGAAGGCGACCAGATCAAGCTGGGCGTGAAGCGGACCGAGTATTTCTGGAACCGGAAGATCCTCGCCGGCAGCACGCCCACGCTCGACGCGACGAGCCGCATCCAGCGTCTGTTCGAGAAAGGCGACCAGCGCCGCTACTTCGTGCCGTGCCCTGAGTGCCGGACATTCCAGGTGCTCAAGTGGGAGAACCTGCGCTGGGAAAAGGGCCGGCCAGAGACGGTGCTCTACCACTGCATCGGGTGCGGCACCGGCATCGAGTACCGGTGGCAGCGGTGGATGATCGAGGAGGCAGATCGCCAGGCGCTGGACGGGAACCCGGATGCCGGCTGGGTGGCGACGAACCCGAACGCCGAGCCGGGCCACGCCTCGTTCCACATCTGGGCCGGCTACTCGTGGTCGCCGAACGCGACGTGGGAAAAGCTGGCGCGCGAGTGGATCGACAGCCACAAAAACGTCGAGGAACGAAAGACCTTCATCAACACGGTCCTGGGCGACACCTACAAGGGCGAGGGCGACGCACCGGACTGGAAGAAACTCTACGACCGGCGCGAGACGTACCGGATGGGGCGGGTGCCGCGCGGCGGCCTCGTGCTGTTCGCCGGCGTCGACGTGCAGGCGGATCGCATCGAGGTCGAGGTCGTGGCCTTCGGCCGGCGCATGCAGTCGTGGTCCGTGGACTACCGCGTCATCAAGGGCGACACCGCCGACCATGAGGGGCCGAACAGTCCGTTCCGCCAGCTCGACGACCTGCTGAACGAGTGGTTCGAGCATGAGCTGGGCGGCCGCCTGCAGGTGCGCATCCTGGCGATCGACACCGGCTTCCGCACCCACACGGTCTACCAGTGGGTGCGCGGCAAGGCCGCGAACAGGGTGGTGGCTGTCGACGGCCGCGGCGAGAGCTACCGGCTGATGGTCGGCCAGCCGAAAGCGGTGGAGATCAACCCGACGGGGAAAAAGAAGATCGGCAGTGTAAAACTGTGGCCCATTGGGACAAGTCTAGTAAAAACGGAAATATACGGGTGGTTGAAGCAAGAAAAACCGACCCGCGAATCTGGGCTAGACTTGCCGCACGGCTATTGTCACTTCCCTGAATACCCGGAAGAATACTTCCGTGGTCTCACTGCCGAAGAGGTGGTGCCGAGGCTGGTCAAGGGATTCCGGCGGTACCAGTGGGAAAAGGTCTACGACCGGAACGAGCCGCTGGACTGCAGGGTGTATGCCCGAGCCGCGTCAGCCCTGCTGGGGATTGACCGGTGGCAGGACAGGAAGTGGGACGAGCTGCAACAGGCGGTCAGCGTGCGCCAGGCTGAGAAACCGGCGACGCCGGCGCCGGTGGTGGTGACGAGGCCGAAGATTACGAAGGCGGACGACCCGTATCTATGAGCTGCCCGGACTGCACCGAACTTGCCACAAAAATCGCTGAGGCCAAAGACGCCTACCACCAGCTGGTGCTGGGCAAGGCGCGTGCGTCCGTCACCTTCGGCCCGAGCAAGCGCGTCGAGTACACGCAGGCGAACAAGGCCGACCTGAAGAGCTACATCGCCGAGCTGGAAGATCAGTACGCGCTGTGCTGCGCGACGAGCACGACGGCGAAAGCCCGCGGCCCCGTGAGGTTCACCTTCTGATGAGCGGCCACGTGCAGATCGTCGACGCAAGCGGTCACCCGATCCGGGCACAGGACACGGCGCACTTCGCGGCGTCGCGTCGCGCGCGCGAGTTCGCGCGCTGGGCGCCGCTGAACGCAAGTGCTGACGCCGCGCTGCTCGACGAGGTCGACACTATCGCCGCGCGCGCCAATGACCTGGAGCGCAACAACGCGATCGCTGCCGGCGGAATCCGCACCGGCGTTGACAACATCGTCGGCAGCGGTCTGCGCCTGGCTGCGAAGCCGGACTACCGCGCGCTCGGCCGCACGAAAGAGTGGGCAGACGACTGGGCAAAGAACGTCGAGGCCCGGTGGCGCACGTTCGCCGACACGCCGGAATTCGACGCGGCTCGGCAACTGACGTTCGGCGGAATGACCGCGATGCAGCTGCGCACCACGTTCGTCAGCGGCGAGGCCCTGGCGCTCGCGCTCTGGCTGACCGAGAAGGACCGCGCTGGCGCGCGCTGGCGCACCTGCCTGCAGGCGGTCGACCCGGCGCGGCTGGCGACGCCCGATGGCCAGCGCGACGGCGCGTCCATGCGCGGCGGCATCGAGATCAGCCCGTTCGGCGAGCCGCTGGCGTACTGGATCCGGAAGTCGCACCCGTGCGAGGTCGGCACCGTGTTCGGCCCGCGTGACGGGTTCGAGCGCGTGGAAGCCCGCACGTCGTTCGGCCGCCGGAAGGTCGTGCACCTGTACGAGAAACTCCGCCCCGGCCAGTCGCGCGGCCGCAGCATCCTGACCTCGGTCATGGGCTCGTTCCGCATGCTGGATCACTACCAGCGGATCGAGCTGCAGACGTCCGTGGTGAACTCCATGATCGCCGCCTTCATCGAGACGCCGCTGAGCGGCGAGCAGATCGCGCAGATGTTCGGCGAGAACGACGGCGACTGGCAGAGCACACAGTTCGGTCAATCGCGCAACGGCTGGGACGTGAAGCTCGAGGGCGCCGGAATCATCCCGCTGCACCCGGGCGACAAGCTGTCGCCGTTCACGCCGAACCGTCCGAGCACGGCATACGCCTCGTTCGTCGAGGCCGTGCTGCGCACGATCGGCACGGGCATCAACATGCCGTATGAGCTGCTGATGCGGGACTTCTCGAAAACGAACTACTCGTCGGCGCGGGCCGCACTGCTCGAGGCCTGGCGGTACTTCATGTCCATGCGCGAGTGGTTGTCCACCTACTGGTGCGACCCGGTCTACGAGCTGTGGCTGGAAGAGGCGATCAGCAAGGGCGAGGTCGAGGCGCCGGGCTTCTACGAGAACCGCGCCGCCTACTGCCGGTGCAAGTGGATCGGCCCGGGCCGCGGCTGGATCGATCCTCTCCGTGAGGCAGAGGCCGCGAAGGTGCGACTTGAATCCGGTATCTCCACCCTGGAGCGCGAAAGTGCCGAGCAGGGTGAAGATTGGGAGGAAGTCATTGAGCAGCGTGCCCGCGAAAATGAAACAGCGCGCTCTCTCGGTCTGCCTGATGTGCATATCCCCCCGGCTCAGGGTGGTTCGCCTGATCAGGCCGGCGGAGGTCGCCGAGGCCAGGCAGACGATGAACTTGGCGACGAAGAGCAGCAGAACGGGAGTCGGCCGTGAACGCGCTGGCCGCTGAGACAAAGTGCTGCACGAAGTGCGGCGTGACGCGCCCAGTAGCCGAGTTCGGCTCTAACAAGCGGATGCGTGACGGGCTGAACAGCAACTGTCGCCCTTGCCGGCGCGAATCTAAGCGCCAGTGGGCCGCGAATAATCGTGAGCGGGTATCGGAGTACAACAAGGCGTGGCGCACGGAAAACCCTGAGTACCACTCCGAATGGCAGGGAGAGAATCGGGAGCGCCTCAGAGCCATTGAGCGCCAGCGCTATGCGGCGGACAAGGATGCCGCAGCGGCGAAGCGACACCGGATGTACCGGAAGCACCGCGAAAAGCGGACCGCGTATTCAAGGGAGTGGAGCAAGGCGAATCCGCACCTGCGGGTAATGTACATGGCAGAGCGCCGGGCACGTGTACGCCGGGCCTCACCAGAGTGGCGCGACCGGCAGAAGATCGCTGACTACTACGACCTGGCCGGCCTGATTTCCGTTGAGACGGGTGTCGCGTACCATGTTGATCACATTGTTCCGCTCGTCTCGCCACTGGTCTGCGGGCTCCACTGCGAACACAACCTGCAGATCCTGCCGGGCTCCGTGAACGCATCCAAAAACAACCGGTTCAGCGTGGACGCTGGACCGACCGTCACGGGGGTTACCCTATGAGCCTGTTGCGCATCCTGGGCAAGATCAAGTCCGAGCCCTGGGCCATCACCCAGGAGATGATGGACACCATCATGACCATCGCCGAGCGGCAGAACCTGTCGCCGGATGCCGTGGCGCAGAAGCTTGGCCGGCCGCTGGAGAACACCTACGACGTCGAGTACCGGGACGGCGTGGCCATCCTGCCCGTCACCGGCCCGCTGTTCCGGTACGCGAACCTGTTCACGGCCCTGAGCGGGGCGACGTCCTACGACCTGCTGGCCCGCGACTTCGCCAAGGCCGTGGACGACCCCAGGGTCGAGGCGATCATCCTCAACATCGATTCCCCTGGCGGTGAGGCCAACGGGGTGTCGGAGTTCGCTGACCAGATCGCGGCTGCCCGGGGGAAGAAGCCAATCCTGGCCTATGTTGGCGGACTGGGCGCAAGTGCGGCATACTGGCTGGCATCGGCCGCTGACGAGGTCGTGATCGCTGACACCGCCATCCTGGGATCCATCGGCACGGTGATGACCGTCCGGGACACCCGGGAGAAAGAGGCGAAGGCCGGCGAAAAGACGTACGAGATCGTCAGCAGCCAGTCGCCGTACAAGCGACTCGACCCCGGGACCGACGAAGGTCTCGCGCGCATGCAGGCGCTGGTCGACTCGCTGTCGGATGTTTTCGTGGACAAGGTGGCAACGTACCGCGGCGTGGACCGCGACACGGTGCTGAGGGACTACGGCCAGGGCGACGTCCTCGTCGGCCAGGCCGCAGTGGCCGCCGGGTTGGCGGACCGCGTGGGGTCGTTCGAGGGCATCGTCTCCGAGCTGACTTCCGGGCGGTACGCCGGCCCGGTGAAAAGTGGGGCCGCGGCCAGCGGCGTACAACCGGAGGTGTCCGACATGGACCCGAAAGACGACAAGCAGCCGGCCGCTGGCAGCCAGCCGGAACAGATCACCGCTGCCACCGTCGCCGAAAAGCACCCGGAGGTCGCAGCCGCGCTGCGCGCCGAAGGCCGTGCCGACGGCGTGAAATCCGAGCGCGATCGCGTCAAGGCGATCCTGTCCAGCACCGAGGCCGAAGGCCGCGGCGAGCTGGCGCAGGCCCTGGCCTTCGAAGGCGACATCGCGCCCGAGCAGGCCATCGCCCTGCTGGCGAAGTCGCCCAAGGCCGCCGCGCCGAGGGTCGACCCGCTGAGCCAGGCCATGGCCACCGAAAAGAATCCGCAGGTCGGCGCCGACGCCGACGGTGCGCCCCCGAGCGATCCGGTGGCGTTCATCGCCTCCGCCGCGAAAAAAGCTGGCATTGCCTGAGAGGTAGAGAGCCATGGACTACAAACCGACGTTCAACGGTTCCGCGGGCAGCTACTCCCCGGACCTCCTCATTGCCGGCGACTTCCCGGTACGTGCTGACGAGATCACGCTGAAGAATGGCGCTGGCTCGCTGACCCGCGGCACGCTGCTGGGCAAGATCACGATCGGCGCCCTCAGCGCTGCTGGCGCTGCCAGCACCCCGGCCCCGGCTGCCGCTACCATCACGGCCAGCCCGACGGTCGCTGCCGGCAGCAAGACCGGTGTGCACCGCTTCGAGTGCGTCATCGGTGGCGCGACCACCACCTCGAAGTGGAACCACTACGATCCGGACGGCGAGTTCGTCGGCACGGCGACGGGCAACACCGAGTATACCGGTGGTGGCCTGACCCTGACGATCACCGACGCTGGCACCGACCCGGTTGCCGGCGAGGCGTTCATCGTCACCGTCACCGCGGCCGCTGGCTCGGGCCACTACGTCAAGTCGCTGGCTGCTGCCACCGACGGCTCGCAGACGCCGGTCGCCATCCTCGCCGAGGATGCCGACGCGACCAGCGGTACCGTGACCACGCTGGCCTACGTCATGGGCGAGTTCAACGTGAACGAGATGACCTTCGGCGCCGGCCACACCGCGGCAAGCGTCAAGGACGGTCTGGCCGACCTCAACATCTTCCTGAAAACCCCGGTGAGCGCGTAAGCGCGGAGAGCAGCAATGGACATCTACGGAACCGCCACCCTGAACCGTACGGTCGAATCGCTGAAGCGGCCGAACGCGTTCCTGCTCAACAACTTCTTCGGCCAGATCGAGCTCTCCGACACCGAGGAAATCTACTTCGATGTCGAGATCGACGGCGTGAAGCGCCGCCTCGCCCCCTTCGTGCACCCGATGAAGGAAGGCAAGATCGTCGAGAGCGAGGGCTTCACCACGAAGTCCTTCAAGCCGGCGTACGTGAAGGACAAGCGCGTGCACGACCCGAACCGCTCGTTCCGCCGCGCCATCGGCGAGACCATCGGTACCGGCCAGAGCATGACGCCTGCCGAGCGCGCCGCCGCCAACCTGCAGCGTGACCTGCAGAACCAGCTGGACATGCTGACCCGCCGCAAGGAAGTGATGGCCGCCGAGGTTCTGCGCACCGGTTCGTGCACGATCAAGGGCGAGGGCTTCGGCACGGTCACGGTCAACTTCAGTCGCGACACCGACCTGACCAACACCCTGTCCGGCTCGGACTGCTGGGACCAGACCGGCATCAAGCCGCTCGACAACATCGAGGACTGGTCGTTCGAGGTGCTGCAGGAGTCCGGCGCCGTCGTCCGTGACCTGGTGTTCGAAAAGAACGCCTGGCGTGCATTCGTCGCCGCGACCGGCATCGTCGACAAGCTGGACAAGCGCCGCACCGACGTGAACGGCAACATGATGACGATCCTGCCGCCGGAGCACGTGAACTACATGGGCACGGACGGCGTGTACCGCTACTGGGTCTACACCGACTGGTACATCGATCCCGACACCGATACCGAGACCGCGATCCTGCCCTACGGCACGGTGCTCGGCCTGTCGGGCTCGATCATGGGCGTGCAGCACCACGGCGCGATCCGCGACGTCAAGGCGATCGAAGGCGGCCTGGCTCGCCAGGAATACTTCGTGAAGTCCTGGGAGGTCGAGGATCCGTCGAGCCGCATCCTGCTCATGCAGTCGGCGCCGCTGGTGGTGCCGTACCGCGTGAACGCCTGCTGGGCGGCCACGGTGATCGAAGCCTGATCGGGGGTGACGCGATGAAGATCCAGACCAGTACCAATGTGCGCCTCGGCCTTGACGGCAAGCGCTACCACTACCCGGCCGGCGAGCACGACGTGCCGGAAGAGGTGGGCGAGTACCTGATCCGGCGCGGGCATGCCAAGCCCGTCCCGGCGGAGGTCGAGGCGCCGACGGTGCCGGCTGGTGCGCGCGTCATCGGCCAGGACGCGGCGGTGCCTGTCGCCGCCGCGCCCGCATCCGAGCAGGTGGCCGCCGCTCCGGCGACCGAGGAGGAAACCGCGGCGGGGGACGACCTCGAGCTTGACCTCGACGTGGACACGGCAACCGGCGACGAGCCGGAGACCGAGTCCGCGCCCGAGGAAGCCCAGGAACGCCCGTCCGGTGGCCGCCGCGGCCGACGCGGCTGAGGCACGTGGGCCTCGTGCGGTAACGAGAAAAGGCCCCGGCAACGGGGCCTTTTTGTTGGAGACAGGCAATGCCGGCACCAGCGACACCGTGGGAAGAGATGGTCGACGAGGCAATGCAGGACTGCATTGACGTGTTCGGCGAGGGCGCCGAGCAGGTGACCGTCGCGCACGGCGCCGGCACGCCCTACGCCGTGAACGGCATCTTCGACTCAGAGTCCCTGGTCGTGGATCCGGAGACCAGGATGCGGGTGGTGTCGAACCAGCCCGTGATCAGCTTCAAGGTCTCGGACATGGAACAGGACCCCGACAGCGGCGACACCGTGGTCATCCGCGGTCGCACCTATACGGTGGTGGAGCCAACCTTTGACGGGCAGGGCACGGTAACGCTGCGCCTGCACCTGGCATGACGCACCCGCGCACGCTCATCCGCCAGGCGGTGCAGACCGCCCTGCTGGACAACACCATTGCCGAGGACAGGGTGTCCGTGAACCGGACGAACCCGATCACTCAGCAGGCGACCGCGCGCGCCGGCCGGACCGGGTTCCCGGCGATCATCATCTACAGCACGACCGAGACGTCGGTCATCTTCGAGGCGGCGCCGCGTCGATACCGACGGACGGTCGAGATCGTTGTCGAGTGCGGCAAGGAGATCGGCCCGACCACGGAACTGGACGCCGAGCTCGACGACTTCGCGCGCACGGTCGAGTGCCTGCTCCTGCGCGACGACACCATGGGCGGGACGTGTGCCGACTTCCAGCTGACGGGCACCAGCCTGGGCATCGTCGACCAGGGCCAGAAGATGATCGGCGTCGCGGCCTTGACCTTCGAGGCCGACTACTACGAGTGGCTGCCGGGAGACGAGTGCGGCGCGAGCACGCTCGACGACTTCCAGACCCTGCATACCGAGTACGACCTGAGCGACGAGGACGGCGAGGCCGACGCCGGCAAGGGCGACACGATCACCATCGACGGCCCGCCGCTGCTGCTCGAGGACGGCGCGCACCTGCTGGTCGAGAGCGGCGGATATCTCACTGAGGAAACCTGACCATGGCTACCGACAAGAAGCTTTCTCAACTCGCGGCCGCGACGTCGCTGTCCCTGACCGACCTGTTCTACGTGGTGGCCGGCGGGCTGTCGCGGAAGATCACGTTCGAGACTCTGCAGGCGCTGCTGAACGGTCACGGCGTTGCCTGGACGGCGCCGACGCTGCTGAACTCGTGGGCGAACATCGGCGGCACCGAACAGGTTGCCCAGTTCCGGAAGGTTTGCTCCAGGGTGGACGTGCGCATGGCCGTGCAGAACGGGAACGCGAGTCCGATCTTCACCCTGCCGACGGGATACCGTCCGTCGCTTGTCCAGTCCTTTGTCGGCCAGGTGCACGACAACACGAACGCCCCGGACTACTGCCACATCCGGGTAGAGCAGGACGGCGACGTCATGCTCGAGCACCCGGTCAGCCTGAACAATCACAAGGTGTGGGCGAAGTTCTCGTTCTACCTCGACTGACCGCCGCCGGCGCCGGCGCCGGGTTATGATTCGTGTCAATTGGCCGCGGTTGCGGCCTGACTTTGGAGGCCATGACAATGCTGGAGATCCCGCTGGTTATCGCGCACGGGGAAACGGACTCGGCGCTCGTCGCCACCACGAGCGTGCTGGGTTCGAACCAGCCCCTCGAGGACTACGTGATCGCAGGCCTGCGCACGCCTGCTGGCCTGGAGGCGACGACCGGGAGCCTGCTGTTCGGCACCGCCATTGACGCGCCGAAAGAGTATAAGGATGGCGCCGGAGCTGCCGTGTCGATCACCTTCGCCGCCGACGAGTTCGTGCGCCTGAAGCCGTCCGACTACCCGTTCACTCCGCCGTTCGTCGGCATCAGCCTCGGGACTGCGGTGACGAATCCGGGATCGAGCCGGACCGTCCACCTGATCCTGGCGAAGCGCTGACGTCATGGGGCTGCTGACGCTGTTTTCTGACGACGCAATAGCGCCGACGCTGGTCTCAGCGACCATCCTGTCCGATGGTGTTACGCTGCGGATGGTGTTCAGCGAGGCCGTCACTGGCACGGCTGCGCTCGGATTCACGCGCTCGACCGGCTCGATATCGTCTGGTGCCATCGACGGCGTGAACGTCGACCTCACCATCCCGAAGGTCTACGCGGGCGGCTCGGTCGGCACGGTCAGCTACGACGCCGACACCGGAGATCTTGCTGGTGCAGGTGGAGATGTCGCCTCGTTCGGTCCGGTTTCGATAACGAATACCAGCGAAGTCAATTTCACCCTGCTTTACGACTCGTTCACGGACACGCCGGGGGCTGCGATCACGGCGCACACGCCGGACACGCTCAACAGCCCGGCGAGCGGTTCGTGGGCCAACTACGTCAATAGCGGCACGCCGCCTGTATTCGCTATTGACAGCGCGACCGGCACAACTCTTGTCCGCACCTCGGCCAGCGACACGTTCACGTCGGTTGCGATCAACGCCGGCATATCTGACGGTATCGTGGCAACGTCCTCGCTGGTCAGCAAGGCCGGGTTGCTTTGCAGGCAGTCCACGGGGACCGCGTACTGGCTGCTGTTCCACGACGTGACTGCTTGGACTTTGTACGAGGTCAACGGATCGTCTGTCTCTCGCGGCAGTTACACGGCAGGCGCTACCACGGCGTACAAGGCTGCGATTGTCTTTAACGGCACGACCATCGACTGCTATATCGACGGCACGTTGCGGATCAGTTACTCGCTGGCTTCTACGCACCTCACAAACACGGGGGTCGGATTCTGGCGAGACTCTGGTTCCCCGCCGGCCTACACGGCTACCGACATCTACGTCGTCAACTCCACTGACCCGGCGGACATCCCCGTATGATCGCGGAAATCATCACTCCCTACACCGGCAGCGGGTCGAGCGTCAGCGATGCAATCCGCCCTCTGCTGGTCGATGTCATCGGCCCGACCGGATACGACGACATCACCGGCAACCCGCTGGCCAACGGCATCCATGCCGTCAATCTGCTCGTCATTACGGCGGACGTGAGCGGCGCGCAACTGTCTCAGATCAAGAGCGACGACCGCTTCTTCGTGCTTGAGCCCGGGCCGGGCTACAACGGCAGCGCGCTGGTCAACTGGCTCACCGGCAAGGGCGCGCGGGGCCACGGCGTAACAGCCGGAGAGGATGCGAGCAGTGCTCGCGGGAAAGTCATCGCCTACTGCAAGGAGCTTGCGTGACGTCCGCTACCATCGGCTACGAGCGCATCCCGGATCAGGGTTAAGCCTTCCGCTTTTCCGCCTGCCTGCGCGCGAGCACTGGCGCGAGCATGCCAGCCCGGAATAGCGCAGCGTGCGCTTCCATGCTGGCCACGATGTAGGGCGGCACCGTGCGCTGGCCGTCGCGCCACTCATACCACTTCGAGTGCGAGACCCTGAGCAGGGTGGCGCACTCGTTACCGTTGAGCCCGGTCAGCTTCTCGAATTCGCGCGGCGTCATGGCAGGACGTCCACGTAGACGATGGCGGCCTTCGTGCCGGCGGCTATCTCGCGCACGCGCTCGCGCGCCCACTTCTTCGCCTCGCCGTAGGTCATCGATGGCGAGAACAGGGTCTGGCCAGCGACAGCGAAGGCCCACGAACCGCGGCCACGCGGCTCCGTCATTTGGCTGCGGCGATACTGGGCGGTGTGGAATTGAATCTTGGCGGTCATGGCTCAGCCCTCGACCTTGGCGCCGACCGGCATGAAGCGCTGCGTGCCAGCGCCACGCACGGCGCGGAAATCGTACTCGGCGCTGCGCAGCTCGCGAGCCCTGGCGTCTGCCTCCTCGCGCGAGGCGAACGTCTCGATGGCATCGGCCTTCCGGCCGTCCAGGAAACCGCCGACATAGACCTTGGTGAATTTGACCTTGAACATGGTTCCGTCCTCTTGCTGGGGGCGCCCCGTGCGCCATCCCAGTGACGGTAGTTAAACTCCCAATGGGACAGGTTGCAAGTATTCGGGCCAGTATCCGACGAACGGCTATTTGGGCCAGTTCCCGGGATTACATGCGAATCCTTGCCGCCGGTACACAGGGCGAGAAAATCGCTGCTAGAATCAAGGTCCATCCTGCCGGCAGAGGCCGGAACCGCCCATCAACCGTCCCCGGGGACCGTGGCATGGCTCAGATCAAGAAACTCAAGCCCGCCGGCAGCGCGCTCGTGCGCAAGCCCGACGGCAAGCACCTCAAGCCGGAAGGCGAGCGCGTGGAGATGACCACCTACTGGGTGCGCCGCATCGCCGCCGGCGAGGTGGTCGAGGTCACCGAGGCGGCCAAGCCGGCCGCAAAGAAACACACCGGGGGTGAGTGATGGCAATTTCCTTCGACAACATCCCGGCGACCATCCGCGTCCCCGGCGTCTACTCCGAGATCGACAACAGCCAGGCCGTATCCGGCCCGCAGCTGATCCCGTACCGCCGCCTGCTGATCGGACAGAAACTGTCGGCAGGCACGGCCACGGCGAACCAGCTCGTGCGCGTGACCAGCATCCCCGAGGGCAAGACGCTCGCCGGTGCCGGCTCGCAGCTGGCTGGCATGATCGAGGCCGCGCTGACCCAGGACGCGTTCACCGAGCTGTGGATCCTGCCGGTGGCGGACAACGGCGCCGGCGTGCAGGCCACTGGCAGCATCGCCATCACCGGCTCGGCCACGGCCTCCGGCACGCTGAACCTGCTGATCGCCGGCCGTGAGGTCGAGGTCGCCGTCACCAGCGGCGACAGCGCAACGGCCATCGGTGACGCGATCGAGGCCGCCATCACCGCCGACACCGACCTGCCGGTTACCGCGGTCAACACGACCGGCACGGTCGCGATCACCGCCCGCCACAAGGGCGAGTGCGGGAACGAGATCACCCTGATGGTGAACTTCTACGACGGCGAGGAAACTCCGGCCGGCGTCGGCGTCGCCATCACCGACATGGCCAGCGGCGCCACGAACCCGGACCTGTCCACCGCCATCGCCGCCATCGGCGACGAGTGGTTCCACATCTGGGCAATCGGCTGGACCGACACGGCCACCCTGACGGACATCGAGACCGAGCTGGCCGATCGCTTCGGCCCGCTGCGCGAACTCGAGGGTCATGCCTTTGCGGCCGCGAACGACACGCTGTCGAACCTGGGCACGTTGGGCAACGCGCGCAACAGTCCGCACCTGACCATCGTCGAGTCGGCCGACAACCCGATGCCGGCCTACGAAAAGGCCGCGGAGACGGCGTCGATCGCTGCCTACTACGCGCAGATCGACCCGGCCCGCCCGATCCAGAACCTGCCGTACCGGTGGTGCATCGCGCCCAAGATGGCGAACCGCTTCACCATGGCAGAGCGGAACATCCTGCTCTACGACGGCATCGCCACGACCAAGGTCGACGCCGGCGGCACCATGCAGGTCGAGCGCCTGATCACGACCTACAAGGAGAACTCGGCCGGCGCCAGCGACACGTCCTACCTGGACGTCGAGACGCTGCTGACGCTGATGTTCATCCGCCACGACTGGCGCGATTACGTGAAGCGCAAGTATCCGCGCCACAAGCTGGCGTCGGACGGCACCCGCTACGGACCCGGCCAGGCCATCGTCACGCCCTCGCTGATGAAGGCGGAATACGTGTCGAAGGCTCGCGAGTGGGAAGAGATCGGGCTGGTCGAGAACATCGATGCCATGAAGGAGAACCTGGTCTCCGAGCGCAACGCGAGCGACCCGAACCGCCTCGACATGCTGCTGCCGCCGGATCTGGTGAACGCCCTCCGCGTCGTTGCGAACAAGATCGCGTTCCGTCTCTGACGGTCGCCTAAACGGAGAACAGGACCATGTCCCGAGTCGCAGGCCTGATCGAACTCAAGGTGGATGGCAACATCTACCTGGCGAAGGGGAACTTCACCTACAACATCGGCAAGCCGCGCCGCGAGGCCGTGGTCGGTGCCGACACCACGCACGGCTTCAAGGAAACGCCGCAGGTCGCCTTCATCGAGGGCGAGATCACGGACCGCTCCGACATCAGCATCGAGGAGCTGGTGTCGATCACGGACGCTACCGTGACCCTGCGCCTGGGCAACGGCAAGACCATCGTCCTGCGCAACGCCTGGTACGCCGCCGAGGGCACCTTCAATACCGAGGAAGGCAACGGCCAGGTGCGGTTCGAAGGCAAGAGCGGTGAGGAGATCCGGTGATGGCAGCTGAACGCAAGGTCATCAAGCAGATCACGCTGCGCGAGCCTGTCGAGCACGGGTCGGAAACGATCACGATGGTCACGATCTACAAGCCGCGCGGAAAGGACATGCGCGTCCTGCTCAAGGGCGACCAGGAAGAAGCGACCATGCGCTTCCTCAGCAAGTGCACGCTGCTGGAAGAGGCGATCCTTGACCAGCTCGACAGCGACGACTGGATGGAGATCGTCGAAGCCGTGGGGGAGCTCGTCGAGCGTGGCCGGCGGACTGGCCTTCAAGGCTGACCGCGCTCGCAGGCTCATTCCACTGGGGGCCCTCGGAACTCGATAACCTCGACGACGAGGACCTTGGTTTCTGGTTCGCGCGTGCGCAGGAGTGGGCTGAGTGGCAGCGTCCAAAGGGTACCCGCTAAAGGTCATCATCGAGGCCGTCGACAAACTGACGGCCCCGATGCGACGCATGGCTGGTACGGTCGGTCGCTTCGGCGCGATCGCCAAATCTGCCGGCGCGCGCGGCCTCTTCGACAGGTTCAGCGCGGCCACCCGCATCCCCGTGTTCACGGCCGCGCTGGGCGACGCGAACAAGCGCTTCGGCGCCTTCGTCGATCACATGCGGTCGGCGGCGCGGTATACGGCCTACTTCACAGCCGCCGCCGGCGTGGCCGCGGCCGTGAGCTGGAAGCTGGTCACCGGCTACGCCGACGTGACGGGCAGGCTCGACGACCTGTCTAAGGCCACCGGCGTCAGCGCCGAGGCAATCCAGGGCTGGGCATACGGCGCCAAGCAGAACGGCGTCGAGGCTGAGCGGTTCTACCGCGCGGTCCAGGACGGGGCAAAGAACATCGGCCTGGCCGCTGCAGGCACCGGCCGCGCCAAGGAAGTGCTGGCCGGCCTGGGCATCCAGATCCGCGACACCACGGGCAAGGTGCGGACGATGGAGTCCCTGCTTCCCGAACTGGCTGACAAGCTCTCCTCGCTCAAGTCGCCGACCATGCAGGTGGCAGCGGCCTCCCGCATCTTCGGCGAGAGCGGTGCCGACCTGCTGCCGTTCCTGAAACAGGGCAGCAAGGGAATGGCCGAACTGACCGCGCGCGCGCGCGAGCTCGGCATCGTGATCCGGAACGACGACGTGGCGGCCGGCGATGCACTGGGCGATTCGCTCGACGACCTGCGCTCGTCGTTCACCGGCCTGCGCAACACGGTCGGCACCGCGCTGGTCCCCGAGCTGACAAAGCTTGCCCAGAAAATGACCGAGCTGATCGTAAAGAACCGGCCGCAGATCGAGGCATGGGCGGCTTCCTTCGCCGAGAAACTGCCGGCGCGGATCGACAACATCATCGGCGCGATCAACACCCTGTCCACGCTGCTGGGACCGTTCATCAGCCTGCTGGCGTGGATGACAGAGAACTCGTGGGCGCTCGACGCCGCGATGTTCGCCATCGCCGGCGTGATCAGCTTCAAGGTCGTCACGGCCGTGATCGCCCTTGCCGGTGCGGTCAAGGCGCTGGGCATTGCGTTCCTGACAACGCCGATCGGGTGGGTCGTGGCTGCTGTCGCGGCCCTGGCCTTCGTCGCGTACATGGTCATCAAGCACTGGGACACGCTCAAGGCTTGGTTCGTCGGGTTCTTCGACTGGCTGGGGCCGAAGCTGAAGTGGGCGTTCGAGAACCTGACGCCGCTCGGCATGGCCATCAAGGGCGTGCGCGCGGCCGTCGACTGGTTCAACAGCGACGACGAGGGCGAGGCGCCGGCCGGCGTCGGCATGGGCGAACAGGTCGGGAGGGCCACGGCCCAGGGCGGCCGGAACGAGGTCAAGGTGAGCGTCGACATGAACAACCTGCCGCCCGGCACGCGGGTGGCCACTGACAACAGCGGCGCCGAGTTCGACCTCGACCTCGGCTACGCGATGGCGGCCCCATGAGCCAACTCAGCCCGATCCTGCGCGACACCACCGACAACGGCCTCATGTTCTGGTGCCCTGGCTGCGACATGCCGCACCGCATCCAGCACGGTAGCGGGCAAGGCCCGCGCTGGGGCTGGAACGGCGACGCGAACCGGCCGACCTTCACGCCGAGCGTGCTGCTCAGGTGGCACGAGGGTGAGGCGCGCACGCCCAAGTGCTGCCACTCCTTCGTGACGGACGGCCAGATCAGGTTCCTCACGGACTGCACGCACGCGCTGGCCGGCAAGACCGTGCCGCTTCCCGAGTGGAGGAAGGCATGAGCTGGCGCGATCGGTACCGGCAGGCGAGCTTCCGCGGCGTCGAGTTCTACGTCCGCTCGATCGAGAGCGGGTTCGGGCGCGCGCACGCGATCCACGAATTCCCGCTGGTCGACAAGCCGAGCACCGAGGATCTGGGCCGGAAGCCCGACGAGTTCTCGGTCGAGGCATACCTGCTGGGCGACAACTACGACCGTCAGCGCGACCGCCTGATCAAGGCGTGCCGCGACACGCCTGGCGCCGGCGAACTCGTGCACCCGTACCAGGGCTCGCAGTCGGTCGTCTGCAAGGGCATCCGGGTCCGGGAGAGCTCGGCCGACGGCGGCATGTGCGTCATCACCATGACGTTCATCGAGGCCGGGGAGCCGATCGTCCCGGCCGTGGCGAACGACGGCAAGCGGGCCGTCCGGAAGGCGGCAAAGGACACGGGCGACGCGGCGGAGGCGGCATTCGCCGACGGGTTCAGCATCCTCGGCATGGCCGGCTTCGTGGTCGATGCCGCCACTGCGCAGATGCAGGCGCTGACGTCCGCCCTGAATGTGAACGGAATCACAAAGAGCCTTGAGGCCGTGACCGAGTTCGCCTACTCGGTGCGCACGCTGAACGCCGAGATCTCCGACCTGCTGTCCACGCCCGACCGGCTGGCAGCCCAGGTGCGGTCGACGATTGACTTGGTGAGCGAAGCCTTCACCGACAGCGACAGCATCCTGGCCGGCCTGTTCGATGACAACGCCGGCTATCCCGTGCTGATCGCCGACACGCCGAGCCGGCGGCAGCAGCGCAACAATGACCGGGCCCTGCGCGCCCTCGTCCGGCGCGTGGCCGTGGCCAACCTGGCCAGGGTGCAGACCGATGCCGACCACGCCTCCTACCAGGACGCGCTCGACGCCCGAGACACGGTGCTGAGCCGGATCGACGACGAGGTCGAGCAGGCGGTCGACGACGATGCCATTGCCGTCCTGCTCGCCCTGCGCGCTCGAACGGCCAAGGCCATCCCAGCGTCCGGGGCGACCCTGCCCTACCTGATCACGTACACGCCGCCGGCGACCGTGCCGTCGCTGGTGCTGGCGCAGCGCCTGTACGGCGATGCCAGCCGGGCCGACGAGATCGTGGCCAGGAACAGCATCCGGCACCCGGCCTTCATCACTGGCGGGCGAGCCATCGAGGTCCTGAGCGATGGCTGACCAGGTGCAGCTTCTGGTCGGTGGGCGCGCCTATTCCGGCTGGAAGAGCGTGACCGTGACCAGGGCCATGGACGCCGCCACCGGGTCGTTCAGCCTCGGCCTCGTCGAGCGCTGGGCCGGGCAGGACGAACCATGGCCGATCGTGCCGGGCGACGAGTGCGAGGTCCGGCTCGGCAGCGACACCGTGATCACCGGCTACGTGGACGTGTGGCGGCCGTCGTTCTCGAAGGATGAGCACGCCATCACGGTCCAGGGCCGCGACAAGTCGGCCGACATGGTCGACTGCTCGGCCGTGCACAGCCCGGATGAGTGGCGCGACCTGGACGTGCTGGCGCTGGCCAAGATCCTCGCCCGCCCCTTCGGGGTGAAGGTGCGCGCGGACGTTCAGGTGGGGGAGCGCTTCCGGGTCGTGAAGCTGCAGCAGGGCGAGACCGCCTTCGAGGCTCTCGACCGCCACTGCCGCATGCGGAAGCTGCTGCTGATGCCGGACGGCCTGGGCGGCCTGCTCATCACCCGTGCCGGTGCCGAGCAGGCTGAGACCGTGCTCGAGCAGGGCGTGAACATCAAGTCGGCCAGCGGCAGCATCGATATGTCTCAGCGGTTCAGCAGCTACACCGTGCGCGCGCAGGCGGGGTGGAGCGCGGAGACCGACGTCGAGACCGAGTCCCTCATCGAGGCCGTGGCCACCGACCCTGGCGTCGGCCGCCGGCGCCCGATGCTGCTGGTGGCGGAGGCTGGCGGCACGACGGCCGCGGCGAAGGAGCGGGCCACCTGGGAGGCGAACGTGCGGATCGGACGCGCGGCATCGGTCGACGTGGTCGTTGCCGGCTGGCGTCAGCGACCGGGCGGCGCGCTCTGGCGGCCGAACCTGCAGGTCGATGTCCGGTCGTCGTGGCTGCGCATGGCCGGCACCATGCTGGTCCGCCAGGTCACCTATGCCATGGACAAGGATGGCGGCCAGGTGGCCCAGCTCGCGCTCGTGAGCCCGCAGGCCTTCGCGCCCGAGCCGCCGGCGCCGGAGACGGCTGAGTCCAACCCGTGGGCCTCCGAGCTGGACGAAAACGAGTGGCCGGGGTTCCCGGCGGCAGGGGGTGGCTGATGAGCGACCGCCGCTTCATGCGCATGCTAGAGCCGATCAAGCGCCGGGTCCTGATGAGCATCGGCCGGGCCGTGGTGCGCGCGGTCAGCGACGACCTCGGCCGACAGCTGCATCAGATCGAGCTGCTCAAGGGCGAGCTGCGCGACCAGGTCGAGCGCATGCAGGACTACGGATTCACGTCCGTGCCGCACCCGGGCGCGGACGCCGCCGTGGTGTTCGTGGCCGGCAACCGGGAACACGGCATCATCGTGGCAGTGGACGACCGGCGGTACCGGCTGACCGGCCTCGCTGCCGGCGAGGTCGCGCTGTACGACGACCTGGGGCAGCGGGTGCACCTGAGCCGGACCGGCATCGTGGTCGACACCACGCTAGACCTGAGCGCCACGGTGGGCGGCGACCTCGACGCCGGCGTCGGCGGATCGGTCACGGTCACCGCGGTCGGGAACGTCACGATCACGGCGCCGACGGTTACAATCGACGGCGACCTGGCCGTGACAGGTGGCATCGATTGCACCGGCGGCCTCGACGTGACCGGCGACGCAGACTTCGCTGGCGAGGTCCGCAGCGACGGCACCCGGATCGACAAAACCCACAAGCATGGCGGCGTCGTCACCGGCCCGAACCAGACGAGCGTGGTGGTCTAAATGGCGGATATCGCACTGGCGTTGGACGACTTCGGGCACGGCGACATCGCCCTCGACGGCCGCGACCTCGAGCGCGACAACGGCCTGGAGACGGCCGTCATCCTGTCCCTGTTCTGCGACCGGCGCGCCACGCCCGAGCAGGTGCCGCCCGGCGTTCCGGCGGACGACCTGCGCGGGTACTGGGGAGACGTCCGGCCAGACGTCGAGGGCGACCAGCTCGGCTCCCTGCTCTGGCTGCTGGAGCGCGAAAAGCAGACCACGGGCACGCTCGCGCGCGCGCAGCAATACGTCGGCGAGGCCTTGCAGTGGATGGTCGAGGATCGCGTGGCGTCGCGTGTCGAGGTGCGCACCAGCTACCCGATGACGGGTATCATTCGGATCGAGGTGGACATCTACCGCCCGGGCGGGAATCTCGCCCGGTACCGATACGACTATGAGTGGGCGGCCCAGGCCGCCAAGAGGGCGGCATGACGTTCCCGCGACCGACACTGACCGAACTGATCGACCGCGTCACCGCCGACGTTTCCAGCCGCGTGCTGGGCGTCGAGGGCGCGGTCCTGCGCCGGTCGCTGCTGGGGATCCTCGCCAGGTCGACGGCGGGCGAGGCCCACATGCTGTACGGCTACATGGACTGGATCTCGCGCCAGGCCATCCCCGACACGGCCGAAGCCGAGTGGCTGGAACGCTGGGCCGCGGTCTGGGGCCTGAGCCGCAAGGCCGCCGAGTACGCGACTGGCAACGTCACGTTCACGGGGACGAACGGATCGACCATCCCGGCCGGCACTGTCGTGCAGCGCCAGGACGGTCTGCAGTACGTCACGCTGGCCGACGGCACGATCTCCACCGGCTCGGCGACGGTGGCAGTCGAGGCGGTCGACGCCGGCGTCGACAGCAACCTGGACGCCGCGTCTACCGTGTTTCTGGTGTCGCCCATCACGGGCGTGCAGAGTTCGGCGACGGTGGCCACCGGCGGCCTGACCGGCGGCCTCGACAGCGAATCCGACGAGCGGCTGCGCGAGCGCCTGCTCCTGCGCATCAGCAACCCGCCGCAGGGCGGGTCGGCGTCTGACTACGAACAGTGGGCGCTTGAGGTCTCCGGCGTCACCCGGGTCTGGGTCACCGAGAACGGGCTGGGCGCCGGCACCGTCCTGATTCACTTCGTGCGCGACGACGACGCGAGCATATTCCCCGACGCCGGTGAGGTGACCGCGGTGCAGGAATACATCGATGAGCGCCGGCCCGTGACGGCCGACGTGACGGTGGCGGCGCCGACCGAGCTGGTGGTCGACATTGATATCCAGCTCAGCCCGAACACGGCTGCCGTGCAGGCCGCTGTGACTGCCGAGATGGATGACCTGTTCCGCCGCGACGCCGTGCCGGGCGGGACTATCCTGCTGAGCCGCATCAGGGAGGCCGTGTCCATTGCTGCCGGCGAGTCCGACAACGTGGTCACGGACCCGGTGGCCGACGTCACCAGCGCCACGGGCGAGATCGCCGTGCTCGGCACGATCACGTTCTCGGCCATCCCGTGAGGTCGTGACATGGCGCGCACGGCCGACCAGTACCGCGACCAGCTCAAGAGCCTGCTGCCGCCAGGCCGCGCGATCACGCGCGAGCCGGGAGCGAATATCGACACCCTCCTCGACGGGCTGGCCCAGGAGTGGGCGAGGCTGGATGCGGCAGGGCTGGAGCTGGCCGTCGACGTCAATCCGCTGACGACGCTGCTGCTACTGCCCGACTGGGAGCGCGCGGCCGGCCTGCCGGATGACTGCATCGGCGAGCTGGCAGAGACGCTGCAGGACCGCCGTGCCGACCTGGTTGCGCGCCTGTCGTCCACCGGTGGGCAGTCGGCGGCCTACTTCATCGAGGTGGCGGCCGCGCTCGGCTACACGGTAACGATCACCGAGTTCCGCCCGTTCCGTGTCGGCCAGTCGGCAGTCGGCGACGCGCTGACGAACGGTGACTGGATATTCGCCTGGCGGGTAAACGCGCCGGAGACGACCATCACCTCGTTCCGGGTCGGCCAGTCGGCAGTGGGCGAGCCGCTGCGCGCCTGGGGGAACGAGCGACTTGAGTGTGCGATCGAGCAGCTCAAGCCGGCCCACACAATCTTGCTTTTCGGATATTCCTGACGGAGGCCATCACCATGTACCGCATCGACAATGACACCGCTGCAGCGTCCCTGCCGACCCCGGCGGCGGCGGGAACGCCCGGATATTTCACTGAGGGGAACCCGAGCGGCGGCCAGCCGGCGACGGTGGTGGATGCCGACTGGGCGAACGCCGTTCAGGAAGAGCTGATGGCGGTGGTCGAGGAAGCCGGGCTCACCGGTGACAAGACCGACAACGCGCAGCTGCTGGCCGCCCTGCAGGCGTTGTTCAGCACTGGCAACAAGAACGTCCCAAAGTTCGTCTGCCGGATCGGCGCTGGGGGCGGCATCGTCTGGGCCTCCGACGCAGGCATCACGTCTGCGCTGGATGCCACCGGCCGTTACACGGTCACGTTCCCGGATGCGTTCGCCAGCACGAGCGCGATGGCTCCGCTCGTGACGGTTGAAACCAACCGCCAGAACAACAACAAGACCGCCACGTGGCAGATCACGAGCACGACGCAGATCGGCGTTAACATCCAGGTCAACGGCACCGACGCCTACGACAACAACGAGTTCACTCTCTCGGTCTGGGGCGACCTCGCCTGACCATTCCCAGAAGTGGGAATACAGGGGCGCTTCGGCGCCCCTGAACATTTGCGGACCCCAATCACTATGGAGTCCGCACCATGCACCGTATCGACGGCGCCGACCAGCTGATCGGGACAACCGGCAATAGAAAATAGCCTCCGGCGCGGGTATCCTCTGCGGGTACACCGCGCCTTCTTTTTGCCGCAATGGAGACCTGCCAAGTGTCGAACGACCAACCGGTATGTGAGACAGGCCAGCCGCTGACCATCTGGGAGGCGCGGGTGAAGGAGCTGGTCAGGCAGGTTATCCGGGAAGAGGGCAGTCAGGTCCCGCTGCACGTGCGGGAGGAAAACCACCGGTTCGTCGAGAACTGCCGCTCCGAGCTGCAGGCCTTCCTCGCCGAGCGCCAGCGGGCTCGCGAGCGCATGGAGCGGATCCGCACCACGGTTATCGGGGGACTTCTGCTGAGCGCTGCGCTGTCTATCGCTAGCGCCCTGTGGTGGCTCGGGAACTATGCCCTGCACATGCTGGCCAGCCAGGCCGCGCAGGAAGCCGCCCAACACGCCGACAAGCTGCCGAAGCCCTGACCATGAGCATTGCCGATATCCTGGACCGCGTCGTCGCCACCGAGGGCGGCTACACGAACAATGCGGACGACCTTGGCGGCCCCACCATCTGGGGCATCACCGAGCGCGTGGCGCGCAAGCACGGCTACAGCGGGCCGATGCAGGCCATGACCCGCAACATCGCCAAGGGAATCTACCTGCTGGCCTACGTCGAGGCGCCGGGATTCGACAAGGTCTACGCCATCAGCCCGCGCGTGGCGGAAGAACTGATCGACACCGGCGTCAACATGGGCACGGCGATCGCCGCCACCATGCTGCAGCGGTGCCTGAACGCGCTGAACAACAAGGGCACGCTCTACGGCGACATCCGGGTGGATGGTGACTGCGGGCCGGCGACCATCGGCGCCCTCACGTCCTACATGAAGCTGCGCGGGCCGCACGCCGAAAGTGTGCTGCTGCGCGCACTCAACGGCCTGCAGCTCGAGCGCTACGTCGCCATCAGCGAGAGCCGCCAGGCGAACGAAACCTTCACCTTCGGGTGGATCCTCAACAGGGTGGCTGTATGACCGTCGCGATCATGATGCTGGTGCTGGGGCTGCTGGCGCACTACCTCAAGGAACTGACCCGCATCGCTGGCGAAACCAAGCAGCGCCCCAATCTGCTCGGGTACTGGACCAGCTACTGGCCGCAGACCCTGCTGTGCGTGGTCAGCGCGATCGCCGGCTTCGTGGCCCTGCATGAGGCGACGCAGCTCACGCCGGTGACGGCATTCGGTGTCGGGTACATGGCGAACTCTGTCGCCGACATCATGGGCAAGCGCGGCACCGAGAAGTTCTGACCATGCCGATCGCCAGCGTCCTCAGCCTGCTCGCGCGCAACTGGCAGTACGTCCTGCTGGCCGTGCTGGTCGGGATCATCTGGTTCCAGCGCCAGTCCATCGCCGGCCTAGAGGGCAGGCTGGCGGACCGGGAGCGCGCGATCACCATGCTCGATGAGCGGCTCGCCGAGCGCGATGCCGTGGCGCGCGAGATGAGCCGGCAGGCGGACGTCCGTGCCCAGCAGGTGCGGGAGGCCATTGCCGTCGCCACCGAGCGCGCGCAGCAGGCAGAAGATGCGATGCGCAGGCTGCGGGACGAGCGACCGAAAACCGGTGACGCGTGCGCGAACGCCGAGATCATCCTCCGCCGTTACCGGGAAGGCAGGCAATGAGGGTGGCGCTAGTGGTGGCTGCGCTTGCGCTGGCCGGCTGCAACACGGCGCCGCGGACGGTCACGGTCGAGATCCCCGTGCCGTGCCGGACACCGGTCATCGAACGGCCAGTGCTGGACGCATTCGACAGGCTGGCTGTTGACGCGCCGATCGACGACCAGGTCCTGGTGCTGCTCGAAGAACGCGAGCGCGCCCGTGGCTACATCGGGAAGCTTGAGGCCGCCGTCTCCGCCTGCCAGTGACGTCCACGGCGTCGTATCCTCGACCTCGTCCTCCCTGCGCCTGATGCGCGAGCGCGCTGCCGGGCGGTAGCAGTCGCCGGGCAGCCGGATGAAAATCGCCACGATCAGCACGATGGTGGTGCCGACCTGCAGGATGCCGACGATGAACGCGCGCGTGACCAGGTGCGGCCGCGTGCTGGCTTCGAGCTTGGCCGTGGCCGACTTGATGTGAGCGACGGCCGTCGATTCGGCAACGCCCATGATGGCGCCGGTCTCCCAGGCTGTCTTGCCCTCCGCAACCCAGAGCACGGCCTCGGCCTCGCGGGGCGTGAGCGGGCCAAGCTGCACGACGGACAACTCCGGCCCGTCGAGCAGCGTCTCAGGCACGGGGCACCAGGAACATGATCTGGAAGGCCGCCAGCGCGGCGCGGCGCCGGTTATCGGCCTCCCACTTCGCGGCATCGGCAGCCTGCCGGACGCGGCCGACCATGATCTGCTCGGACCTTGTCAGGCGCGGCGGCCGGTAGCGGCGGGTCACGGTCTGGCCTCAGTCATGTGGTGGCGCTTGATCAGAAGGTCGTCGTGGCAGGCGTGGATCATGCCGGCGATCAGCAGGGCGAGCACGACGGTGCGGCTACTGGGCATCGCCCCCATCCTTCTGTGCGGGCTGCTGGCTGGCGGCGAGCATGGCGAATATCTTCCAGCACCCGTAGAACCCACTGGCGAATCCAGTCTGGTATCGGTCGCCGCTCTTGTCGGCCCCAACCGCGTGACCAGATGCCGTGATTTCGACCTTCCGCACCGTTTCCTCGAACAACGACGCGAACGCTTCCGCCGCTTCCGCCGCATCCGCCGCTCCGGCCGATTCATCGTGGCGCGCCATGTGAAACTTGAACCCAGCGCCTTCCAGATACGACATGGCTTTTGCCGGCAGACCATTCGCCGGGTTTGCCTTCCGAAGCGCGTAGGACAGACGGCCGACCAGAGCGACCAGATTCTCGGTGACCTCATCATCCGCCGCCGTCGGCTTGGCCATGATGTAATTCCGGATCACCTCCATGCTGTGCGCGTCGGCCATGGCCGTTTCGCTACTGGTCGGAAGGATGGAATCGTGCAGCGGCTCACACATGCGATCCAGCGCCGCCATGACATCGGCTGGCACCGCCTCCCGCTTGGCGAGGGCTGCGCATACAGTGTCGATTGCCTTGGTGACCTCGCGCGGGACAGGCGCTGCGTCTGCGGCATCATCAGGAACGTGCGCGGCACCACACCGCCATGCGTTGAACCTGCGCAACAGTGCTACCGCTTCTTGTACGTCCATCACTCCTCCCCATTCCTGATCGAAAGTGCCTCGCGCAGCCTCTCGGTCAGCGCAATGGTGTAGTCGTGTTCTTCGCAGCGCTGAACAAACCTGTCAGCCGCCGCGTTAGCCGTATGGCCGTGCGCCACGAAAATCGCCCGGCAGTCTGCCGTCGGGCATTCCGCCGCGTAGCCGCGCACGACCGTGGCCACGGTCAGCGGTGCGCCGCAGTCAGGGCATGCCGTTGTCATCGCGCTGCACTCCCAAGTAACTGCAAGAATGCGCTTGCAGCCACGACTGGAACCTGCCCGTCTCCAGTGGCTCGCACAGGCTCCATCCCGAAGGCCAGCCCATCAGCCACTCGTGGTTTGCATGGTTCGGTGCACCAAAAACTCGAGAAAACTCGCGCGCGCATTTCCACTTTTGCATAGATGGCGCGGAGTAGTTCGCGGTTGCTGTCGGGGTATGCAAGTAGCCAGTGTCGCTCCCGAATGTGGTCAGCACCCAGGTCAGCCGCCGACAAAGACATGCACTTGACGGAGTAACCCAACGACTCGAGGTCGTCAGCGGCGAAGTCGATGGCTTCGCGCGTGACGTTCTCGGCAAATGCGAGAAGTGGAGCGACCTCTGAAACGATCCTGAGCATTTCAGGCCATAGGTTGACGGCGGTATTGTTGCCCCGAGCCGCGCGGCTGAATGCTTGGCAAGGGAAGCCTCCAGACACGAGATTAGCCACGCCGCGCCACGGTCTACCGTCAAAGGAGCAAACGTCATCCCATATAGGGGCTGCTCCAATGTGTCCGTCATTTTGTCGCTGGCAAAGAACCCGTCTACGATAGTCGTCGCGCTCGACAATGCAAACCGGCCTGAATCCCAGAAGGTGCTCCGTTGCAAGCAGGCCTCCGCCAGCGCCAGCGAAAAGAGCCAGCTCATTCAATCCTCCTTCTCCGCAGTCAGGGCAGGCGGTCATACGAATGCCCCCATGGCGAGGTAGCGGATCAGGCCGGTGCGCGGGTGGTACTCGTTGACCCGTAACGCTCTGGCTGCCTCCGTTATTGCGCACGGTGGGCTGGCGCTTTGCTGCGGCGGCGCACCGTGTTACTTGCCGAGCGCGAACGGTGCACGGCGTCGATGAATTCGTCGTAGTGCTCGGGGGTCATGGTCAGGCCCCCATCTGGTGGCGGAGGAAGATCGCGGCCGCGGCCAGGACGATGACGACGATCAGCACGAACCCGATCCACCGGCCGGCGGTGAGGTCGCGCATGATCTCCTCCTCGCGCCAGCCTGTGGTGATCGGGCAATTCGGCGAGGTCGGGTCGAGCTGGTCGGCAACTGCATCGTCGGCAGGCTCGCCGTGGTAAGCGGCCGGCGACAGGCCGGTCATGCTGCGCGGCAGGTCGCCGTCCGCATGGCGATCGGCTGCGGCGATCGTATGTTCGCGCGGCCACGTCGCAATGTCGGCAGCCACGACACCGAGGCGGCCATCGCTGGCAGCCCGCACGTTGGCGTCGGTCTCCTCCAGCGTGTCGGCGAGGATGCGCTTGCGCTCGCCGCGCACGGCAGCAGCGTGCGTGGCCTCGCGTGGCCACGTCGCAAGGTCTGCGGCAGGCTTCTCGGGAATGGCCTCCGGCGGCATCGCCTTCGGCTGCCGCGGCTTGCGCACGCGGCGCCAGGCCATGATGTCGCGGTCGCCGCCGCAGGTGTCTGCGCCGTGGATCTTCCAGCGCAATTCGCCGGCCCGCATGGCGATGGTCTCCTGACCGTCGCGCCGCCGGCCGATGACCCACGTCTCACCGTCGACCGGCATCTTCCCGCGGTTGCGGGTCCACTGCTGGGCCTTCGCCTTCTCGATCTTCACGGCCGCCTTGCCGGCGGGCTTTTTGTTCGCTGCCATTGGATAGTCCCTCAGTGGGTGGTGATGTCGATGAACAGGGAGGCGACCATGGTGGCGACGACCAGGACGATGAACACGATCCCGACGTAGCCGCCCCAGTCCTCTTTCTCGTTTGCCATGATCAGCCGCCCTCCGCGCCGGCGTCGGCGGTGTCGAGCTCGCCGCGCATGTCAGCGATCCGCTCGCGCAGGCCGGCCAGCGTCTTCCGCATGCTCTCGGCCTCGACCTCGGCCGCCAGCTCACCGGCAATGGCGGACGCGCGCTCGGCGTCGAGCTTGCGAACCTGCGCCTCAAGGCCGGCGATGGTCTGGTCACGGCGCTGCAGGGCGGCCCGCAGGAGCTTGCCCTCGGTGCGGGCGGCGGCGAGATCAACGCCGGCGCGGGCGGCGACGTCTGCCTGGAACGACGCGGCGTCTCGCCACCGATTGAGGGAGCTGCGCGCGACCAGGTACGCGACAACTTGACCGAACAGGAATCCGACGATGAGCGCTTCCATGTAGCCTCCCAGATTAAAAAAGCCCGCCGACCGGACCGAAAGCCGCCGGCGGGCAAACTGTGTTGCGATGACCGGTGTGCTGCCGGCGACCTCCGGGTTACGGCACCACGCGCGATCGCGCGGCTGTCGATCCCCGGTGCTCTTGTGCGTCTGAGCTACACCGCAACCGGGTGGACCCTCATGAGCCGGCACCGAAGCGCCGCGGCTGTTGCCCATGAAGGCCCACTCGGTTGCAGTCCCCGAAGGGCCTGAACCGGACTGCCCCTGGCCCCCGTGAG